CTTTCTTTGAGCTTCTTGACTAGCTTCATCAGTTTTTGCTTTAACTTTTACCTCATAAACATATTTCTTTTTCTTATGCCATTTTTCAAATTGGAGTACATCCTCCCCTCCACCTGCAACTATAGAATTATATGCTGCAGTCATTACTTGTTTTTGCACAACTGCAGGCCCAAGTAAGTTCCTTCCATTAACAGCTGCCTCTGAAATCCTTATTCTTTCACCAGGTGCATATTGAAATGCTTTAGAATTAAACATTTTTTCTTGAGCTGGTGTAAACTCTTGACTTAATAAATTACTATATGTACCATATTTAGAATATTTACTATTAATATCTATCGTTGCATCTTTATTATCTGACACACTTTTTCCATCTTTAGAATAGTGTTCTGATTTATTACTATCATAAGCATCTTTCCATTCTTTTTTCCAACCGCCTTTACCGCCAAAAAAGAAAAATGACTTATCTCCATCTAAATCAGCGCCACCTTCAGCTCTCATAGCTTTGCTATGCATTAATATACCATGACCTTCTCTACCAGTAAATCCTCCAAATTTTAATACTTGAACCCCTGATATAGAGTCCATAGGAACACGAACTGTCGATGCTCTAAAAATTTCTTCTACTGCTAATTTACTTGCTCCTGTGAATTTTCCTTTAGCATAAGCATCCCATAATTGACCTAACGTTGTACGTTCATAACCAATTACATTAGTTTTCATAATCATTTTACGAAATTTATTATCTAGGAAAAATAAATCGTCTTTATAATTAATGCCAGATGTATTCTTTTTATTTAATAATTGCTTATAACTACCATCTAAATCAGCTTGCATAGCTTTATCATAAGGTCTTATAAAACCAACGCCAGAATTATTCATCTTTGGCTTTGTTGCAGAATTAACAATAAAATTTTGAACTGCCTTCATTCTAAAATCTCTAACAAATTTATGCATATAAATAGCGGTACCAGATGCATCAATTCCTTCAGCTTGCTGTTGAGAAACCCATTCATTAGACAATTTAACCATTCTATTAATTAAATTAGTAGTTTCGCTCATTTCAGTATTATAATTATTGTATTGCTCTTCTGTAATATTGCCTTCTAAATACTCTTCATATGCAGTATTTTTTTCCATTTTTAAAATTTTATTATAAATAGCGTCTGTCATTTTTAAGCCATGGTCAGACTTCATTGCTCTAATTAATGTAGGAATACCAACATTATCTAAATTATTTTCAATCTCAATTCTTAACGCTTTAGATTCTGCAGAGTTTTCTTTCCCTTTTGATGCTAAGTCTAAATACATATCGACTTTATCATTCCAAACTGTTTCTCCTAAAAATCTATTTTGGACAACTTCATCAAACATTTCATCAATAATACGTTGCTCAATAGGATTTTTAGACAAACGAACTAAATTGCCTAATACTTGCTTAGGAAGTCGTTGGCTTTCAATCATATGATTACTACCATATACCCCATAACTACCAAATACATGTTCAGGATTTAATTGGAATACTGTAGCATCAGTCTTCATACCTTTAGCATTAACGCTATAATCTTTTAAAACAGGCTCTCTTGTACCACGTTGTTTAATTGCAGAATCATGCATAATCATATGTAAATCACCATTATTCTTCATATGCTTACTCATTTCTTTTCCAGCACTATGAAACATAAACTTACCAAGTAATGCTCCATGCGTTGCATCTGGTGAAACAATAAATGATTTATTTTGTCCAGATTCTGGAACTCCAAAATCTTTATTCATTGCAGCTATAACATCATCTCTAACAATAATAGCTCCATCAACATGTTCTGAATTATGAATATTAACAGTATCAAGTAATTTTTGATATTCACTCAATTCTTTTTTACTTAACTTATCTAACTCTATAGGCAAATCTCTAGTTAAAATATAGTTATACTTATCAATACCGAGCTCTTTTTTTATAAACTTTGCATCACCAGTCCATCCAGTATTAAACCAAATTTGTAATCTTTTATTATATCCTTTAGACTCTGAAATAAATCCAGGACCCATCATAGTTTTTACATTTTCTAAGCTATATTTCATACCATTCATTGATAAATCGTAAAATATATTAGACAAGTATTGCTTATCATATACTGCCTCTAATTCCGCTTTTGCTTCTTTAGTTTTAGCATATTTAGACATAAATAATGTTTTTGCATTATCATAATCATTTTTAAAGCCTTTAAATAATTTCCCACCTAATCGATTGATTTGCTTTATATTTTTACTTATATCAGCAACTTCTACGCCAGGATGATATCTAACAAAGTTAAACTTATCAGCATCAGCACGACCACCAAATAAATAATAA